AGCAGCTCCGCAGCGGCACCCAGGATGGCGTCCTTGCTCTGCTGGAACACCTCGCGCCCCATGGCCCGGTAGCTCTGGCTCCAGGGCGTGCGCAGGGTCACCACGTTGTCTCTCACGTCCGCCAGGGCGTAGCCGTGGGCCTCGGTGGCCAGCTGGGTCAGCAGGGCAGCGATCCGCCCGGCCTCAGCCTTGCTGCCCGCCACCACGGTGCGCACATCGCTGTAGCCGCACACCACCAGCAGGTGCTTGCGGAACGTCTCGGGGTTGGCCGCCCAGGGCATCTCGCCCAGCTGCTCCGGCAGCTGCAGCCAGGCGTCGTGGATCTCGGCGAACTGATGCCGATGGGACCGGCCCGATCGACCCCGGCGCACCTCAAGCACCACCACCTCGCGGTCGCCCATGCGCGAGCAAGCGGCGCGGGCCGCATCCCCTGCGGGGACGAAGCCTGCGCCGCGCTCGCCAACCCGCCACTGGGCACGGATCAGCAGCTCACTCATCAGTTGTCGAAGATGAACTCAGGCTCGTCGAGCTCGGGCTCCAGGGCCTCGGCCAGCACGCCGGCCTTGGTCATCTCCAGCGCTCCGATGGCCTCGAAGACGTTGCAGCTCTCGGCCTCGAGGTGGCGCTCCACAACGGCCAGCAGGTCGTCGTAGAGGGTGGGGGCCTCAGGTGCGTCGGGTGCGGTGTTGTTGCTGGTCATGGGTGTGGTGCAGGTGGTCGGTGGAGGTTGCCGGAATCAAACGCGGGCCAGCGTCACGCCAGAGCCCTGGCCCTGGTATTTCCCGTCCCCGTAGGGCTGGTCGCAGGGTTCGCCCTCATAGAACAGGGCCTGGCAGATGCCTTCATTGGCGTAGATCCGGCAGTCGCTGTCGCTGCTGTTGCTGATCTCCAGCGTCAGGTTGCCCTCCCACCCGGCCTCACCCGGCGTGGTGTTGATGATGATGCCGCTGCGGGCGTAGGTGCTCTTGCCGATGAACACCACCGTCACGTTGGTGGGGATGCACAGCCGCTCGACGGTCACGCCCAGGCCGTAGGTGTGGGCCGGCAGCATGAAGAACTGCCCGGCCGGATCGGTGTGCAGCTCGGCTTGCGTCAGGCACCGGTCATCGAACGCCTTGGGGTCCACGACGTGGCCCGGGATGTGCCGGAACACGCGGAAGTCATGGTCGCTCAGCCGCAGGTCGTAGCCGTAGCTGCTCAGGCCATAGCTGAGCACCGGCCGGCCGTCCGGCGCCTGGCGGATCTTGCCATCCGCGAAGGGGTGGATCATCTGGCCCCCGCGCTCGCGGATCCAGTGGTCGGGTTTGGGCATGGTGGCGTGGTGACGGTGCAGTCCTGGGGCGCTACAAGCGGCGCACCAGGCCGGTGATCAGGTCGCGGGTGGGCTGCAGGCTGCCGAAGTTCTTCAGGACCGTCTCGCTCAGCGCATCCATCACCAGCACGCTGTGGCCGGCCCGGTGGTGGCGCTCCACCCCTGCGGGGTCGTTGCGCAGCGCGATGCCGTGGTCGGTGTTCATCACCTGGGGCACCCGGGCGCCCGTCACCGGCCCCTCGTGCCATCCGGGGCTCCACCAGTCCGCCCCCGTGGTGGCCATCCACCCATCACCGGCGCCGGGGGTGAAGCTGACGCCGACCGGAATCCGGGTCTGCGTCTTGATGTGCCGCACCATCGCCCGCTGCCAGGCATGGCTGCTGGGCCGCAGCTCGTTGCCGACCTCCAGCACCACCTGCAGGCCCTCGACCGCAGCGATCACCCGGTCGACGTGCTCGCGCTGGTACCGGTTGTGGCGCCCCAGCTGGTGGACCTGCTCCGGCCGGCTGTGGGCGATGCCCTGGTGGTTGTTCCCGCTGCGGAACGGATGCCCGTGCCAGCTGTTGGCATAGGCGGGCTGGGTGCCCTCGAACAGGATCACGTTGCAGATGCGCCCGGCGCGGTTCGATGCGACCACGAACTGGCGCAGGCGGCGGTAGAGCTCCGGGTTGGGCCGGCTGAGGTCGAAGCGGCCATCGCGGCGCTGCCAGGCCATCGGTTCCACCGCCATGGGCCGGCCCTCGCCCCCGGCGTACTTGCTGCCTGTTGTGTCCCAGACGGGGGCTTCCCAGAGCCAGGCGGCGGTGAAGTTGCCCACCAGCTGCTGCTGCTGGATCCGGGCGCCGCCGATTGACTGGGGGCCGTGCCAGCTGTGGCTACCGATCAGCCGCAGGCGCTCGCCACCGTGCTCGAACCAGGCGCCTTGGGTGGTGATCTGGGCCATGGTGCGAACCGGGGCTGATCTGCTGCTGATCCGTACCAGAACCAGCCGCGCACAGGTTACAGGCCCGGCACCAGCAGCGCCAGCTGCACCGCCGGCAGGGCCTCCAGTTCATCGCGGCTGCGACCACGGGGCTGCCGTTCCCGCTTCTTGGGGGTCACGCTGGCAACGGTCAGCGCCAGCTCCTGCTGCCGGTAGGTGATGACCGGGCGGTTGCCGGCCGCCATGGCGACGCAGTTGTGGAGGGCCCGCAGCGATCGATGGGGGAACCCGTCGCGGCTCAGCCCCTCCCAGTACCGCTCGATCAGGCCGCGATCACCCGGATGCAGTAGACCCCAGGCACGCTGCAGCAGGCCCCACAGCGGCGCCAGCACGTCCTCCTCCACCTCGGCATCGGGCTGGCCCTGCAGGTGGTCCTGCAGCTCGGTGGTGCCGGCCATGGCGCCCAGCATCTCCTCCAGCTCCTCCGCGCTGATCCCGCAGGCTTCGCAGACCGCATCGACCGGTGCGCCCTGCTCCAGCATCCGCCGGGCCTTGGGGCCCACCTCCCGCCAGCGGCTGGGGTAGCGCACGTGGTAGCCCTTGTCCCGGAACCAGTGCAGGATCTCGCCCTGAATGAAGGGGCAGGCGATGGTGCTCAGGCTGTAGGGCCGGCCGCTGCGGGGATTGATGCGCAGCGGGTCGTAGCGGCGCACGCCCTTGACCAGGCCCATGAACGCCAGGGCCTCCATGTCGTCATAGGCCATGCCGCTTTTGCGCGACCAGCGCCAGGCAACCGAGCGGGCCAGGTCGAGGTTGCGGCTGATCAAGTCCTCGCTGTCGATCACCTCCCCGGTTTCAGGGTGGACGATGCGCCAGGGCCTGAGCCGCTCGCTCAGTGCTCCCGCACCATCACCCGCCCCTGCCAGGCGATCAGCCCGCCGGGACCGGCGGCGAGCTGGGCCGGGTTCGGCTGCTGCCACTCGCCCCCGTAGGCCCGCAGCTGCAGCATCCCCTGGTGGATCCGCCACCAGCCCCCCACTGGCCAGCCCCTCAGCTGCTCGCTGGTCACGGTCTGCAGGGCCTCCAGGGGATCGGCGGTCGGGGGCTGCTGGGCCATCGGTGGCGGTGAGGATCATGGGAGGTTGCCGGTGGTGGTTGTGCTCATCGGAACGCCAGCGGCTTGGGTTCCGGCCGGCGCCACTCGACCGCACCGGTCGTGTCGGTGGTGTCGAGCGGGTTCAGCTGCTCCTCCGGGCCCGATGCGCCACGGCCATGGGACACGGTGGTCACCCGCATCGGTCCGGTGCCGGCGCAGAAGTTCAGGGCCTGGCTGGTTTCGTCCACCAGGTCATCGAACGTGCCCGACGGGAAGGCCAGCAGTTGGGTGGTGTATTCGCCGAGCCATGGCGCATGGCGGGGCAGGAACACGCGGCCCTGGCGGAACTGAACGGCGGCGGCCTCAGCCCGGGCAACCTTGCCGCCCATGGGGTTGACGGCATGAACCATGAAGCCGGCGGCCTCGCGCTTGAGGGTGTCGATGATCGCGGGGCCGTTGGCCTTGTCCTCGATCAGCAGCTCGGTGAACGCCCAGACCGGGTGCAGCTGCCGCAGGGTCTGCAGCGTGTCGTGGAACCCCATGCGGCGGTTGATCTGATCCAGCCGGAACATGCCCTCCTGGGTCTGCAGCCACAGACCGATGCCAACCATGTCTGACCCGGCGCTGTCCTTGAACGTCGCGTCGACGGATGCGAGCCGGCGGATGCCGCGATCCGGCAGCAGCAGGTCACCGTCCTGACCCTCCTGACCCGGCAGCACGTAGTGCCGGATGCTGTCGCGGCTGAAGATCGTGCCGGATGCCTCGGTGGGCGCCTGCTGGTAGAGCGCTTCCCAGTCGCGGCTGGGCAAGTTGGCCCGCTTGCGCTCGATCCAGGGCTCATCGAAGCGGCTGGGGTCGAGGGCCTGGCCCGGGGTGCGGTCGTCAGCCTCGCGGGTGACGGTGCGGGGCAGGGGCTTGATGTTGTTGGCGGGCACCGCCTGGATCGGCATGGAGACCACATGCCAGGGCTCGCACTGCGCCTCCAGGCCCTCCCTCTCCAGCTCCTCGTTCTTGGCCAGCAGGTAACCGATCAGGTCTGCGCTGTGCCAGCGGGTGTGCACGATCACGACGGCATTGCCGGGCTCCTCCCGGGTGCTCAGCACTGAATCCCACCAGCTGTGCACCTGTCGGCGCCAGGCGGCTGATTCCGCCATCTCGCGGGACTTGATCGGGTCATCCACCACGATCAGGTCGCCGGGGTTGCCGGTGCCGCCGCCGACCCCTGCGGTCCACAGGCCGCCGATGCCGCTGGTGCCCCACTTCTTGACGCCACCGGAGGTGGGGGACAGGGCACCACCTGAGGCGGTGAAGTAATCGCGGGCATCCTGGCTGAACCCCTCGGCCAGGGTGGCGGTGTGGCAGCCGATGCCGGCCGAGCGGTTGGGGTAGCGCCGCAGGAAGTAGCCCGGCAGGAAGATCGAGAAGATCGTGCTCTTGAAGTGTCGCGGGGGCAGCTCCACCATCAGGCGGCGGATCACGCCATCGGCCACGCGCTGCGCAAGGCCCACCAGGCGATGGGTGTGGGGGCTCCAGGGGAACGAGGGGCAGACCGAGCGGATGTAGTCCTCGAGGGTGCCGGTGTAGGGGGCCTGGGGCTGGTGAGCGTGCTGATCCGCCTGCGCGTCCAGCTGGGCGATGCGTGCGGTGGCGTTAGGGCAGCGTGTCGGCATCACCACCCCCAACCGACTGATCACCAGCCAGCCCACGTGCCTGGATCTGCAGCAGCACGGCACGCTCCTGATCAGGCGGCAGGCCGGCAGCTGCTATGGCGTCAATGACAGATGCGACGGTGCGCTTCTCGACCCTGCGATCAGCAGCGGCGTCGGAAAAGTCGTCGCGGAAGAAGGGGTGATGAGTGAGGAACCACGTGGCTGCCGGGATGCCTCCCTGGCTAGCGGCGTGAACCTTCAGGTTCTGGAGGTAATTTTTTCCGGTGTTGATCCATCCCTCATGGATGGCCTGAACAAATTGCGCCCTTAAATCCGTTTCAGGGCTTGTCTTCCCTTCCTTCATCCAGTCGTAAACAGTTCTCTCCGTTACGCCGATGCCGACCGCAATCTTGCTGATGGTGAGCCCAGCGGTCGCCAGTTCGCCAGCCATTGCAACCATCTCAGGGGTGAGCTTCGACGGGCGACCTGCTGGCATGATCCGCTGCAAAGCGGCGGGATGATACCGCAATTCTAGCGGCAGCGATACGCCACCGCACTGATTGGCTCAGAAGTGCCCTTCAGGATCGAAGGGTTCAGAGTCGCCCAGCAGCAGGAACGACCGCACGGAACCACGGGGCCGGTGGATGATGCCAGCGGCCTGCATGGCGCGAAGGTGATGCTGCACCGGCGAGGGGGAGCTGTAGCCCAGGGCGGCCTGCAGGTCACGGATGGACGGCCCGGTGCCGGTAGCGGCCTGGGCATCGCGGATCAGGTGCAGGATGGTGCGGTGAGTGTCCTTCATGCGGGACGGAAGCAGATGCACTCCAGGGCAAAGGCCAGACCAGGCCCGTCGATGCCCATCGGTTCGGGGAAGGCGAAGCCGCAGCGGTCCTCATCCCAGTGGATGCACCGGCGGCAGGTGCGCTGACCGGTGGCGCCCCAGCGGGGTAGGTCAGGGCGGACGGCCTTGTGAGTGCGCCCGCGCCGGATGTCGAGCACGGTCTGACGGTTGACGCCAAGCCGGCGGGCGACGGCGGCGTGGGTATCGGGGTCGGTGAGGATCTCAGCGACCTGGGGTTCGGTGATGAACATGCTCAGAGGGGGCGAAAGTCGAGGATGCCCATGGGTGCAACGACGGTTTTGCCAGTTGCAACAGCGCGGCGGAGCACCTGGTAGGTGACGCGGTAGTGGCGTGCGGCATGGGCGATGGATGGTGAGCGCCTGCCGTCGTTGAGGCAGACCACGGGCCGTTTGCGGTTGGGGTGGTGGGTGCTGACGCTCAGCACGTCTGCGACCAGCCGGCGATCCTCGAGCAGCTGGAACAGGGCATCGGGATGGGTGCCGAGGAACAGGATGGGGCGCTCAGCGGCGAGGGCGCGGAGGCCATCGCGGTGGATCAACCAGTTGGAGCCCTCGCGGGCGAGGAACTCATGGCAGATCCAGCCGTTGACCACCCAGAGGTAGATGGTCTTGCGATGCCGGCCGATGATCTGCGCGACGGCGGGCACCTGAAGGAAGGCGCCGGTGGGCTTGACCGAGTAGCCGAGCCGCTTCATGTAGTTGCGGACGGCGTTGAGGGTGCGGGTGTGCTCACCGTGCTTGCGGGCCCAGGTGTTGAAGCGGGCGTGCGCCTGGCTGACGGGGTAGTCACCGATCAGCTCAGTGATCTGGTCATGCGCTGCGGTGGACCAGGGGTAGCCCATGAAGGGGTGCGGTTCGGGTCAGGACTGGAACCGCCCGCGAGCAGCAGCAGCAGGCGGGAACGCGGGCGGCACGGGGCCGGGGGAGATGCGCCAGGCGGGCAGGGTGGTCGAGTAGAAGCGACTGCCGGAGCCCTTGTGCTTGTCACCGACCGTGGCGCCACCTGGGGCAAGGGCCTCGATGCGGAAGCCGGGCTCCCAGTGCGGGCCATCACTGATGCCACCCCAGAACCAGACGCAGCAGGGTTGATCGACGGTGAGGTGCGAGGGCGTTGGCAGTGGTTGGGGCCTGACGATGGCGACCTCACGGCCGGGTGAATCAGGGATGCCACCAGCGGCGAGCAGCTGGGCCCAGGTCATGCGGCACCCCCCAGGCGGTCGTAGTGGGCCAGCAGGGCGGGATCTGCGGGGCCCAGGCGCTCAGCGGTGGCCAGCTCCCGCCAGTACCGGGGGCGATCGCCGTCATGGGCAGCGAGGTGGGCGCGGCGAATGGCGCAGGCCCTGGCGTGGTTGGGATCAGGCATCAGGTGGTGGTGTGTGGAGCCAGTCGGGGATCCAGTGCCAGCGGCGATCAGCGTGGGCAAGGATCCAGCGCCCGAAACGGCGGGCGATGGGCTTGGCGAGGGCCTCGGAGATGGTGATGGCGAGCAGGGCATCAAGGACACCGCGCAGGTCGTCGTGCATCGAGGTGAGGGGGATGCGTCGGCGGGTGCGTGATCGACGGTGGCGACCGCAAAGGGTGGATTGACGAGCAGGTGGCCGGCGGTGACCAGGAACTGACCGGTGCCGGCGGCGGGCTCAATCGCCAGGGCCCGGAGCACCGCAGGGGGTGTGTACCAGCTCATCCGACTACATCCTGCAGCTGGCGGCACACATCGGCCCAGTGCTCCTTGCGGGTGCGGTGATCGACGTAACGGCGGGAGCGCTGCTCGGTGAGCTCCACCAGCAGGTACCGGCCCCAGCGGTTCTCGACGTGATAGACCCCCAGCGCCTCGATGGCTGCCATGCGGCGGGACACCTGGGGCTGGGTGATGTGCCAGAGGTTGCGGAGCAGGGCAACGGGCGCGGAGCCGGGGGCGATGCCCAGCTGCTGGAGGTGGAGCAGGTCGAGGATGGCGCGGTCACGGGCGGCGGTGCCGTCGCGGTGCGCGTGCACGTTGAGCAGGTGCTTCACGGGGCCTCCTGCGGCAGGGGGCTGGGGCCTGCCGGCTGGGCGGCGGCCTGCCGCGCTTGCCAGTCCCCATGCCATTGCACCATCTCCACGGTGGCGCTGGGGCCCCTTTCGCCATCGCGATGCACCCAGGCCAGCCACCGCCCGAAGCTGTCCTGCTTCACGGTGGTGATCACCAGCCGTTGCGCCAGCTCGAGGTAGTTCTTCAGGTGCAGGGTGGCTTCCCTGCCCCCTGGCTGGTGCCGTTCGGGCATGTCGCAGCCCATGAGCCGGATGCGCTGGGTGGTGGTGAAGTTGAAGCCCACGTCGAGGGTGGCGATGAAGGTGTCACCGTCGATGACGCGAACCAGGCTGCAGTTCTCGAAGCGGTAGATCGGGGTGGTCATTGATCCCCCTCATCCGCTCGAAGCATCAGCTCAAGCCGCGCCAGGGCGTTCCATGCAACGTGGGCCGCATGGTGCAGGCCTGACTCGCTGTCGAGGGCCTGACCCATGGATTCAGCCAACTGGTGGCGGACCATGGCCTCCGAGTAGCGCCGGTGGCCCTCAGGCACGCATCGCCAGCCGTCCGGGGTGTACTTGATCGCCCCGTAGGTCCCGACGTGCGTGACCGCCATGAGCGCCCGCGAGAAGCCGCCCAGCACCAGGGCCGGGCGTGGTTTGAGGGCGTCGAGCTTGCTGCCCGGCTGGTGCTGATCGATGCCGTTTGGATCGTGGTCGGTCAATCCGCCACCTCCGCAGTAGCCTGCCGATCGAGCCACTGACCAGTCCAGACCCCGCCCTCCAGCCGTGCGGCAGCGCTGAGGCGACGCAGCACGGCGCGAGCGGTGGCGATCGACGCTCCAGGGCCATCAGCTGTGGCCTGGTGGGCGCGGATCAGGTCTGCGACCTCCGACAGTGCGCTCACTGGGCGGGGGATGCGGAGCCCAGGCCGGCGATGCCCTGGGTGGTGCCGGTGCCACCGGTGTTGGCCGGGCCGGCTGCAGTGGTTGTGGTGATGCCGTGAGCAGACCGGGCGCCATAGGGGGCGGCCAGCATCTGGCGTGCGGCGGCTTTGGAGATCCCGAGCTGCCGGGCCAGGCGACCGGCGGGACCGGCCTCGACGGGGGTCGGGGCCATGGCGGCGAACAGGACGGGCAGAAGCAGAGCGGCCTTCATGGTGGGGAACCGTGAGCGGTGGAGCAGTCCGCCCTGAGGTTTCCGGGTTGGTGGGGGTCATGCCGTCAGCCACTGGCGCCGTGGCCGGCATCGGCGGTGCTGGGCAACGAACTGATCAGCCCGCCTTACAACTTCGGTGATCGACATCGGCAGGTTGAGCGGAGTCTCGGTGCCGCAGGCTTCGCAGCGCATGACCTGGCTCTGCATGTCCACGACGCAGTGGTCGTTCATGCCGCCTCCTGCCGCAGCACCTGCTCGGCCGCATGGCGGCGGCGCTTCATGCCCGCCAGTGCTACGTGAGCAGAGTTCCCGTACCGGTCCAGGTCGATATCCCAGTCGAGACACTCCGCCATGTCTCCAAAGGAGTAGCAATCCAACAGGGTGTGAGCGACCACGTAGCAGGATCCGCACGTCTTGTGGGTGCTCCACTGGCCATCCCAGAGCCCCCGGCTTTCGTGGTAGCGGCAGCCTGGCGCAATGATGCCCATGCACTCGCCGCAGCGATGGAGCTTGTTAGCCCGTCGCGTGACCTCCTCAAACACAGCCGGGCGGTCGAAGTCGTCGCAATCGCACATCACGCCACCCCCTGCCGCCTGGCGGCACGCTTGGGCCTGCGGTGTTGCTCCGGCAGCACCTGGCCCTTGATCCGGGCGTAGCGGGCGTTGACGGCGGCCCAGACCTCCTGGTCCTTGAACTCGAAGTGGACCGTGCCCTTCTTGTAGGCCTTGAACCGGAAGAACCCCCAGTCGTACCACTCCCCGGGCCAGAAGGTGCCGTCGTCAGGCTTGGCGGGCTGGCCCACCTCGGCGTGGTTGCGGCCGGTGAGGAAGCACAGCGCCTTGATCAGATCGCTCACCTCATCAGCGGCTGAGCCGTAGGTCTTGAGGTTGACCCCGCGTCCGCTCCAGCTCAGCTCCGCCATGTAGGGCCGGATGAACCGGCGGTTCAGCATGTAGCCGCTGTTGGTGACCCAGCCCTCCACGGCGTAGCGGTTCTCGGCCGTGTGCATCGTCAGGCTGTCGATCGCCTGCTCCACCGCACGATCGACCCGCTGCTCCTGGGTGCCGGCGACGATCTGGAGCATCCGGTAGAGGTTGCGCTCGGTGAAGGGGATCTGGGACTGCTTCTCAACGAAGCTGTTGATGTCCTTGGCCAGCTGGCTGGTGGCGAGCTGTGCCGGCAGGAACTCAGCGAAGACGTGCTTCCAGGCGGCCTTCTGCAGATCCTTGCGGAATCGGTTCCGGGTGACCGGGGCCCCCTCGACCGTCACCTGCAGGCCCAGCTCCTGCCCGAAGAACCCATCGAGCACGCCGCGCAGGCGGGTGCCGGCCTCCACTTGCTCATCAAAGATCCGGCAGGCCTCGACGTAGCGGTTCACGATGTCGCGCGACCGCCGGTAGGGGATCAGGCCCTCGCCCTGGGTCTCGATGTCGTCAGGGCCCATGAAGAACCCGTCGAACTCATCGGCGCCGCTTACACGTTGCCCAGGCTTGCGCAGCCGCACCAGCCCGACGCTCACCTTGGTGGGGCGCTCAGCGGTGCTGAAGCACTCGCCCAGGCACTCCTTCGACCCGTAGGCCTCGACCAGACTGGCCAGCTGGAGCTGCAGGCGTCGGTAGGTGCCCTCGCAGGTGTTCCAGTTGCACAGGGCCACGATCTCGCACCCTGACGGGGCGATCTCCCAGGCATGGAGGATGTGGGCCTCATCCGCGCTGAACGGCGGGTTCATCACGATCAGGTCGATGTGGCTCACGTCGGCCGGGTGGACCTGCAGAAAGTCGGCGTAGCTGTGGGCCGGCGTCGCGCTGGGCACACTGGTCAGCATGTCCCGCAGCTGCGGCTCCTTCTCGCACCACAGCACCTCGGCCGCACCACGGGCCAGGCACTCGCGCACCAGGTTGCCGCTGCCGGCGCTGGGCTCCAGCACCGTGCGACCCCGCAGGTCGAGCGGGTCGAGCATCTCGGCCGCCACCTCGGGTGGGGTGGGGTAGTGATCACCGTTGAAGATGCCAGTGGTCATGGCTGCACCTCCAGCAGGTGGCCATCGGTCAGCACCTCCAGTCGCTCCACCTCGATGCCGGTGGGGGCAGGCGCCCGCTCTGGCGCGGTGCCGATGATCGCGGCCAGGTACCCATCACGCAGGCGGGTGAAGGCCTCCATCACGGCCGGGGCGGAGCTGTGGCACTGAAACGCACGGGGCGCGGGCCAGTGGGTGGTGGTCAGCACGAACGCGATGCCGCTGGCGTCCTGCACCAGGGCCGATGCGCGACCGGCGAGCGAGAAGCGTGCGCGGCTCATGTCGTCACCCCCTGCGGGGCCGGGCAGCCGGCGAGCAGCCAGGCGGTGAACGCCTCCTGATGCTGGTGGTAGGTGACGAGCGACAGGGCGCGGTCATTGGCGGTGATCCCGTGGAGGCGGTCGTAGTCGCTCCACTGATCAGCCAGCCAGCTGATGTAGTCGTCGGAGGGGCAGCCGGCGTGCTGCCAGGCCTCGTGGCGGAGGTTGCGATGGGCCGTCATTTGCCGGCTCCAACACGGGCGCCGATCTCGACCTTCCGGGGGTCAGCGTGGGCGTGGCGGTTGAGCAGCAGGGCGCGGGCTTCGGCGGGATCAACGGCCTGGATCGTGCCTCGCATGGGCCGGCCACCGAAGGCGAAGCCAAGGGTGTAGTGCCACCAGGGGGCGCGGGTGGGGGCGATGGTGGTGGTCAGGCCGGGGCCGTGGGCCTGGCCTGTTTCGCCGTTGGCAGCCTTGACCAGGGCTGAAACGCGGGTGCGGGTGTGCGTGGACATGGTGTCGGTGCTGGTGTGGACTGGAATCGAAAGCGCTCAGGCGGCACGGATGTCAACGATGGGCTGGAGGGCGTCGATGCTGATCGGTGCCGGCGGGGTGATCACCACCTCGTAGCCCAGTGCGGTCAGCCGCTCGACCTCGGTGAGCAGGTCGGCCACATAGGCCCTGGGGTAGGCACCCCGGCCGACGCAGGCCTTCTCCCCCGGCAGGCGCCAGGTCAGCTGGTAGCGATCGGTGATCGTGACGCGGGGCATGGGCGGATGGCAGAGGACGCAGCTGATGCCGCTGGTGGTGATCGTGTGCAGCGTGGGCCCGTAGCAGGACGGGCACCAGGCCTCAGTCGTATGTGGCAATGGGGCAGGGCGCCCCGGCAGCGGCGGCCTCCTCACAGGCGGTGGGGCGGTCGGGCATGAGGCTGTCGTAGGGGTCATGGGTCAGACGGGCGGCGGTGAAGCTGGCGGGATCAGGGGCGATGTCAGGGGTGGAGTCAAACGGCACGGGTGGCTCGACACGAAACAGGCCATCCCAGGGGGCCTCGGCCAGGCCCTGGCAGATCATTTCGGCCAGGTCCCGGTAGGTGCTGTCGTCGGGTGCGATGGCCTCGACCAGCGGCAGGCTGGTGCCGGCCACCTCGGCGCCGAGGATGCGGCCCAGGTCGCGGCGGGGCACCTGCAGGGTGAAGGCGGTGCGGCCATGGCGCTGAGCGATCGCAGGGCGGGTGCCGGGGAAGATCGCCTGCAGGTCGCTCATCCGGTAGGCGACCACCTCCAGGGTGCCGTAGGCGCCGGTGGCGGGTGTGACCTCGAGGGGGCCAACGGGGGTCAGGATCAGCATGGTGCGGGGGCGGTTGGGGCAGGTTGCCGTTGCGGTGCTGGTGCGGCAGCGGCGGTCCGCAGCAGGCGACGGCAGGTGTCGGTGAACGACTCGCCGGGCTGCTGATGCCGGCGGAGCAGGGCCACGTCAACGGCCGGCAGCTGGAGCATGATCCGCCGGGTTTCCGGGTCTGGGCGGCGGTTCATGGCTGCACCGGCTCAGAAAACCGGCTGTGCATCCACGTGGTGAACGCGGTGCGCTGGGCGTTGGTCAAGGGCCGATCGTCGGGCAGGCCCTCGACGAAGCGGAAGATGCCCTGCTGGCTTGAGGCGAAGGCCTCGAACCGTGCGGCGATCACCGGATCACCGGCGCAGGCCTCGATGTTCTGCTCAGCCGGCATGATGCCGATCGAGCCGAGAAAGCACTGCCAGAGCGTCTGGCTCATGGGGTCGGCGGGTTGCATGAGGGGATGGGGGCATAGATGACGCGGCCACGGAAGCGGGCCAGCTCGCGGAGACCCACCCAGAAGGGGGCCTCGTGGTCGGGGTGGTCGAGGAACACCTCAGGCCCCCGGCGGCCATCACGTCGCTCGAGGATGCGAGCTACGGGCGTGATGCCCCAACCGGGAACCTTGCTGATCACTGGGTCTGCCTCTTGAGCCACCCGGGGGTGTGGCGCCAGGGGAGGGAGCTGGCGGTGGCCTTTCTGATGGCCATGCGCCGCCATGTGCCGTTGACCAGCACCTGAACACGACCCGTGGGGTCAGCATCAGAGGCGACGGGTCGGCGCACGGTTGCTCCCTGCCATGGCGCTGGGGTCATGGGGTCTGCCCGTCCCACGACATAGGTTGCCCAGGCTGGGCCAGCAGTTCCGCAGCTCGCTGGCTGACGGACGCGGACAGGGGCACGGCGGCGGGATTGACCTGCTTCTGGCCGGTGTGAACGATGCCGTCGGGCATCAGGGCCAGCCAGATCGACCCGGTGAAGCCCAGGCAGAAGGCCCCGAAGCGATGGAGGGGAGTCATGGTGAAACCGGCGGGTGCCGGGCGTGTGCAGGGTCTTGTCCCTGCTGCGCCGATCGTAGCGGTTCTGCTGCGGATCGGCATCGACGCCGCAGCAGTTCCGCAACGATCCGTCACCCCTTGCTCGCGTCTGGCGCCCGGTACGCCCGCTCCAGCTGCACCACCAGCGGCAGGGGCTGGGGCGCAGCCGGCGGGGCCGGGTCCGGGAACGGGGAGCCGATCTGCACGAACTCGGTGCCATCGGCGCTGGTCACATGAATCCGCCGGATCCCGCCGCCACGGATCACCAGGCGGAGCAGGGCGACCTGCCAGCGGGCCAGAAACGGGTCGGGTAGCAGGTGCAGCATCAGACCAGCCGCCAGTCGATGCTGATGGCCTGGTGGAGCGTGCCGTCGATGATCGCGTCGGGCAGATCCCCGAGCTTCATCAGGGCGATGGCGGCGGCCAGCTCGCGGCGCAGGGCGTCGATGGTGGCCTCCCGTGCCTCCTGCCGATCCAGCTCCTGCAGCCGCTGGGCCTCAGCCTGTCGCCGGGCCTCAGCATGTAGGGCCCGCTCCTGCACAGCAGCTGCAGCGACCTGGGCCTCCAGCTCGGCGGCGCGGCGCTCGGTGGCCTCCTGGGCGCGGCGAGCGATCTCAGCAGCAGCCTCAGCAGCGGCCAGCGCATCGGCCTCGCGGCGAGCGGCCTCAGCAGCAGCAGCCTGGCGCTCAGCATCCTGGCGGGCGCGGTCCTCGGTGATCGCCTGCTGCCGCACCTGCTCCAGTCGCTCGGCCTCATCCCGTGCGACCTTCTCAGCCCGCAGGGCCTCCAGCTCCGCCCGCTCGGCCTCCTGCTGCCGCAGGGTGTCCCGCAGGCCCTGTAACTGCTCGGATGCCTCAGCCTGCCGGGCGGCGGCAGCTGCAGCGAACTCCTCCATGCCCGTGGTGTCGATCGCTTCGAGCTCAGCCAGGCGGGCCTCAGCCTCAGCGGCGGTGGTGATGCCCAGGGGCAGGGCGGCGATGCGCTCCAGCACCGCCTTATGGGAGTCGATGCGGGCCTGCTCGATGGCCTCCAGGGCCTTGATCTCGCGCTCATGGGGCTCGATCAAGCCCTGGACTGCGGCCTCCAGGGTGCGGGCGGTTTCGTCCACTGCACGGCCGCGCTCGAGGTGGACACTCTTGGCGTCCTTGCGGCACCGCTCGATCCGGCCCTTGAGCTTGCGCAGCTGGGCGACCCAGGACCGGGCCTGCTTGTTGTCCCACTTGTCCTGGTAATCGAAGACCTTGCCGTCAGCTTCAGTGCTGGCGTAGGCGATGTCGCTGGCGAGGGCCTCCCAGCGGCTCAGCGCCGTGGTTTCGGCATCCACCACGATCGCCGATTCAACGGCGGGCGCGGGGATGGTGTCGTCGGTGATCGGCTGCGGATCGGCGACGGGGGCTTTGGCTGGCATGGTGTTCAGGTGCGTGTCGGCCCTGCTGGGGCCGTCCTGCCATCCTACCGCTTCTGATCCGCACCGGCATCAGCGGCGGGCTGATCCGTGAAGGGGTGGCCGGGGATCAAAGACCGCATCAGCAGACCGCACGCACAGCCTGCGCGGCGCCGTAGTTTCCTGCCGGGCGCCCGACAGGTCTTGCATTTCCGGCTTACCCGGCCGGCGGCAGTGTACCGGCGACCGGGGGCGCATCAGGCCGAGAGCGGATCAACGCCGCGCTCCAGCAGGTAGGCGCACAGGTTGCTGGTGCTTCGGCCCTCCATGTCCGCCTGCCGCGTGAGCCGGCGGAACAGGGCATCAGAGACCGTGATCGTGATCCGGTGCGGGGCGCGGGTGGCGACCTGCAGAAGGGGTGCGTAGGTGTTCATGGTGATCGGTGCGTGTGCGGGGTTCATTCCCCGCTGAGAACATCATCGCCCCGGTACGCACCGCAGAGAATGCGGATACCCCATCTGATCCGGTGCAACCCGGCAGCGGAGTGCGGCGGCCGGCGGCGGATCAGCCGAAGACGTCGGCGCCGATGCGGGGCTCGAGGGGCAAGCCGAGCCTGACCCCGAACTCCTGCGCCAGGGACCAGCAGAGCGCCCAGCCCTGATCCGGGTCGATGCCAGCCTCGGGCACCAGGAAGACGGGGGTGCCGTGATGAGCCGCCATGATCGCCCGATTGACCAGGGTGCGGTCCTCGGGCCCGGTGATCACCTGCACCACCTCGTCAGCTCGCGCCCAGGCCATCTCCAGCACCCAGAGCCCACCGGGCTGCCGGTGCTTGGGGCTGAGGGTCACGAAGCAGTCATCGTGCGCCTGGAGCGGCATCGTGCCGGCGGTTTCGATCTGCACCGAATGGCCGGCGGCGATCAGCCGGCTGGTGAGATCCAGCAGGTCATGCAGCGACGGTTCGCCGCCGGTGATCACCACATGCCGGCGGCTGTAGGTGGCCAGCAGCGCCAGCAGGCGGGTGACGGTGATGTGCCGGTAGCCCGGGGAGCTGTGCCGCCCGGCGCCCAGCTCGATGGCCTCCTCCGGCACCTCAGGCCTGCCGCTGCCCGGTTCCGGTACGTCCCAGGTCTGGGGCTGGTCACACCAAGGGCAGCCGACGTTGCAGCCCTGGAGCCTGACGAACACCGCCGGCAGGCCGCTGTAGAAGCCTGACTGAACCGCTCCGGCGAAGATTTCACGCACCGGCAATGACACTTCCTGCGGCATCAGCTGCGGCGGGATTGCTGCGGTGTCAGGAATCAGGCTCATTTGTTGTGGTGCGGTGCAGGATTTGGGCCAGAATTGGTGTAACGCTGAGCCCGGAAACGAGAACCGGGGCGGCGCAACCATGACGCGCACGCTCAGCGATGGCCCACCTGCTCATTCTGGCGGATCGCCGCCTTCCTGCCCGTGATCTACCCAACGCTGACCTGCAGGCGCTGGGCCTGACGGCGGCGGACTGCGCCCAGGGCCTGCCGGAGCACCTGATCAGCCTGATCGGCAACCTGCGGCAGCGGCAACCAGGCGATGCGGCTGGAGATCCCGGAGCAGTGGACCGACGACTGCTGGCAGATTGAATCCGTCCGCGATGCGGCGACCACCACCGGCAACCGGCGGGTGGTGACCAGCTGGGTGCGGATGGCCAGGAGGGGGCGAACCGCCGACCTGCGGCTGGAGTGGGACGACGCGCGGCGGCCACCGGTGGTGCAGCTGCTCACCAGGGCATGGCTGGAGCAGCTGCCGGTGCTGATCGTGGCCGAGGACGATCAACCCTGCCAGGCATCGGCCGGGTCCGCCGGCTCGGTGGGGTGATTCGCGTCCTGGGCCAGCAGCTGCTCCGATGGTGGACTGAGCCGCCCGTGGCCGACACCATCAGCACCGGCGCCGGCCTCGATGCTGGCGATGGTTTTACCGAGGCGGATCAGGTCGGCGGCCTGTGGTCCCAGGTCGATCAGCATCAGGACAGGGCAGTGCCCCATCAGGATGCCCGACCCGTCCGCCATGCGGGAGGGATGGGGCGGATCAGCTGCGGCCGGGCTGCAGGCGTGCTGCGTGGGCGGCCCGGCAAGCTGAGGGGTCGGCCGGGTGGTGTCCGGCTGGCGTCGCTGCGGGTCAGCGACTGGTGCGCGAGGGGCTCCGGGTGATCTCGGGGCCCTTCGTTTGATGCGGTGCAGAGCGAGCAGATCAGATCGCTGCGGGTGGATGTGGAGGGGTTGAAGCGCTGATCGGGGCAACTATCCGGGATTGCCGGATGGTTGCTGCTGGATCGACCGCAGCCACTCCAGCACCTCCTCGTTGCCGTCGTAGAAGTGAGCGGCGGCCTCTGTCCCCAGCAGCAGCAGCCCGGCCATGTGCGGCCCATGAAGCGCCTCCAGCGTGGCGCCAATGGGGCCGGCCAGGTGGATGGCCCAACCGGCGAGGCAATGGACGGTGCCGCACTCGCTGTGCCAAAGGCCCATTGTCAGGACGGTGGGATTGGCCAGCACAGTGGTGGCCACCTGCTGCAACCGATCGGCGGCATCGGCAACGATCGGCAGACCAATGGCACCGCTGAGGTCGGCACGGCGCAGGACGGCATCGCACAGGACGGCACCGCTGAGGACGGCACCGCTGAGGACGGCACCGCTGA